CCGCAGGGGCTCTTCGTGTTCGAGCAGCGCGCTGACGTCGGCGATCAGGCGCAACCGTCCTTGCGCGGCCTCACTGGCGCGGCGCGCAGCCTGCTCGACCTCGAGCAGGCGCTCGCGCTCCTCCTCGCGCGCGACCGTGTCGGTGATGTCGCGGCCGATGAGCACCAGGCGGCGCCCCCCGCCGCCCGCCTCGGCGGCGCCCCCGCACCCGCAGGAGTCGCGTAATGTCCACGATCCCGCCCATGTCCAAGACCTCGACCGTTGTGGCGCCTGCCGTCGACAACGCGCCCAGGAGCTCCGCGCCGATCGTCCCCGACGGCCCGGCGCCGACCGACGTGATCAACCCGCAGGCGCGAGATCAGGCGACCTCGCCGGCCTCGGGTCCCGCGGTCGCACGCAACCTGTCGACCAGCCAACTCGACAACATCCGGGCATACGCCGAGCGCGGCGATATGCAGGGCGTCCAGAACTACCTGGACTGCGGCGCGGTGCTGACGCTGCTGAACGCGTTGCGTGATCGCGACGAGGCGAATGCCAAGCTCGACGCGATGACCGGCGAGCGCAACACGGCGGTCGCCGCCAAGCAGCAGATCGCCAACATGTTCGGCCCGCTCCTGAAGTAAATGACGGCGTTCGACCTCCTCGTCGCTGGAGCTGACCGAGCTGTGTTCGGCAACCTCGGCGGCGAGGTAGTCACGTACTCACCGAGCACGGGCACGCCGTTCTCGGTCGTCGGCGTGTTTGATGCGCAGTACGTACTGGCCAAGGGCAGCGCGCACGCGGGCGTCGAGGCCGCGGGTCCGGCGATCTTCTTTCGCCTGTCGGATCTGTTGCCGTCGGATCCCGAGGCTGAAAACCGGGCGACGATCGCGATCCGCGGGAACATCTACCGCGTGATCGAGGCGCACCCCGATGGCGTCGGCGGAATCGTGCTCGTGCTCCGTCGGGTCAACTGACCGACCGTTGACAGACCACGAGCGGCGTGATCCTGACGATGGGGATGGCTCACCAGCGCTCGCTGATCCGGTCGGCCGTGGCTGCGTTGCTGGTCAACGCAAACACGTCTGCCGGCGCGCGGGTTTCGGCGACGCGAGTCGAGCCGCATCAGGGCCGCGGGCTGCCGGCGATCTCGGTCTACACGCTGAGCGAGTCGCTAAATGATGACCTGTCGCGCCTGAGCGCACCGCGAGAGCTGACCCGCGATCTGAAGCTCGAGATCGCCGCGTGGGTCGCGCACTCCGATGCGTTCCCGGTGGACGACGCGATGGACGCGATGGCCGAGCAGATCGAGGCCGTGATGAGCGCCGACCGATGGCTATCGGGCACCGCCGCGGAGTCGATCTACGAGAGCACGGAGATGCAGGTCGTCGAGGATGACGGCCACAGCGATCCGCTCGTCGGCATCGTGACGCTGACCTACTCCGTCACCTACCGCACCGTGCCCGCGGTCGCCGCGCTGAACGACTTCGTGACCGTTGACGTTATCGAGAAGATCGCTGGCGGCGTTTCCGACACCGTGCCGGCTGAAGACCAATTCACCGTTAGGTAAATCCCCATGAGCTTTCGCGTCAAACCTGTCGATCCTGCCGCTGTCATCCGCGATCCACACACGCTGCGTGCCTTGCACGTGGACGGCGAGATCGTGCCGGATAACACCTTCTGGCGTCGTCGCGTGCTGGACGGTGACGTGCTCGTGCTCGAGGACACGCCGGTGATCGTCGTGACCGAGAGCTCGACCGAGCTCGATGCACAACGCGCCGCGATCCAACCGGGCGCGCGCCAGGCGATTGACGTGCCTGCCGCTCTCGAGGGCGGCGAGCGCATCGCGCCGCTAGCAGCGGAACCGAGCTCCAGCACCACGAAGCCGGTCACCGCGCCTGTGGCACCGCTCACCACGCGAAAGATCTAACCCATGTCTACCAGCTTCAACCAAGTCCCCACGAACCTTCTGATCCCGTTCGTCGCGGTCGAGTTCGACTCCTCCAAGGCGTCGCAGGGTCCCGCGCTGCTCGCCTACAAGGGTCTAATCATCGGTCAGAAGCTCGCGGGCGGCACGTTCACGCCTGACACCGTGGTGAAGGTCTCGAGCCTCGATCAAGTCATCACCGGCGCCGGTCGTGGCTCGATGCTGCACCGCCAATACCTCGCCTGGACGGCGAGCAACAAAAGCACCGAGCTCTGGATGGGCGTGCTCGCCGACAACGCCGCGGGCGTCGCTGCCACGGGCACGATTACGGTGGCAGGTCCCGCGACCGCGACGGGCACGATCGCGCTCTACCTCGGCGGCACGTTGATCTCGGTCGGCGTCAACATCGGCGATGCCTCCACGGCGATCGCGGCCGCGATCTCGGCGGCTGTCAACGCATTGCCGGACCTCGCGGTCACTGCCAGCGTTTCCGCCTCCACGGTCACGCTGACGTATCGCCACAAGGGCACCGTCGGTAACTCGTTCGACGTGCGCTACAACTTCCGCGACGGCGACGCACTTCCCGCGGGCGTGACGCTGACGGTCGCCGCGGTTGGCTCGGTCGTGGTCGGCACGTCTAACCCGACGCTGACGAACCTGATCGCGGCGATGACCACGATCTGGTTCCAGATCTGGACGCACCCGTACACCGATGCCACGAGCCTGACGGCGATCGAGACCGAGCTTGCCACCCGTAACGGTCCAATGCGCCAACAGCAGGGCGTCGCTATCACCAGCGCGTCCGGTTCGTTCTCTACGCTCTCCACGCTCGGCTCGGGCCGCAACAGCCCGCACTCCGTGATCGTGGCGCAGACGGGCCGCACGCCGCTCACACCGCCCGCCGAGTTCGCTGCCGAGGTCGCGGCGGTGGTCGCGCAGTACGGCGCCGCGGATCCTGGTCGTCCGTTCCAGACGCTTGCCTTGTCGCGTGCGATCGCCTCGACCGAAGCGGATCAGTGGGATCCGAGCACGGAGCGCAACCTGCTGCTCTATGCCGGCATCGCGACCACAAAGCGCGTCACCGGCGGCGGCGTGCAGCTCGAGCGCATGGTCACGACCTACGAGACGAGCCCGAGCGGCGCCGTGGATCCGTCGTACCGCGACCTTACCACGCTGCTGACGCTGCTGTATCTCCGCTACTCGTTTCGAGTTTCCTGGCAGAACCAGTTCCCGCGCGCGAAGCTCGCCACGGACGCAACGCCATACGGATCAGGGCAAATTGTCGTGACGCCGCTGCTTGGCAAGGCGTTCGCGGTCGCCTGGTTCGAAGACATGCTCGCGCTCGGGCTCGTCGAGGATCTGGTTCAGTTCAAGCGTGACCTGGTTTGCGAGCGGGACGTTTCGGATCCGAATCGCCTCAACTTCATGTTGCCGCCGAATTTGATTAACTTCCTGGCGCTCACGGCGGCGCAAGTCCAATTTCGGTTATAGGACAAGCGTGGCAATCATCGACGGACACATCAGATGCTCGCGTTGTCGGCTGGATAAGCCGGTGACCGAGTACGCACCATCGGCAGTCAAAAATGGGTGCGGCAACTGTCGCGTGTGTCAGCAGCTATATACGCGCGCCTATCAGAAGGCGAACCCGGAAAAGTCACGAGCCTATGGGCGCGCAAGCTATCAGCGCAATCTCGAGGCCGCCCGGAAGAAGTCGCGCGAAAAGCAAGTAGCACGGCGAGCCGCGAACCCCGAGGCCGGCAGGGAATATCAGCGCAGTTGGATGGCAAAGGCCGCCGACGAATCGTTGTCGAAGTACGAAGAGTCGCGGGCCACATGGCGCAAGCGCAACCCCGAGCGCCTGCGTGCTTACGACCTCGCCAAATACGACCTTACGCCGGCCGACTACGATGCCATGCTCGCCGCGCAGGGCGGCGCATGCGCATGCTGTGGCGCGACCGCCAATGCGAACGGCAAGCGCTTGTTCGTGGACCACGATCACAGCACCGGCGCGGTCCGCGGCATCCTCTGTCACCACTGCAACTCCGGCATCGGTCACTTCAAAGACAGCCCGGCGCTGCTCCGCGGCGCCATTGCCTATCTCAAGCGGGCGCAACAGCCGCTTCCGAGCGTCGCGCCGACGATCCGGATCAACTTGATGCAGGGAGCAAACTGATATGGCCGATTCACAGCGACGCGCGGGGCTGTTGCAGCTCCAAGTAAATGGCGAAATTATGGACGCGAAGGGCGAATTCTCGTATTCGCTCGGAACGCCCAAGCGCACCGCGATCGTCGGCACTGATGGAATTCACGGTTACAAGGAGGAGCCGACTCCAGCGTTCATCGAGGGCATGATCACCGATCGCGTAACGCTCGACGTTGCCGCGCTCTCGGTCATCACCGGCGCTACGGTCACGCTGGCGCTAGCCAACGGTAAGACCATCTCACTCCGTCAAGCTTGGTACGCGGGCGATGCCACGGTGAAGAGCGGCGAGAGCGAGATCATGGTCCGATGGGAAGGCAAGAGCGGCCAGGAGATTAGCTAGTGGCCGACGAGCCCGAGATCAAGGAGCGCGAGTTCCCGTACTCGCTCAAGCTCGCCTATCCGATCGAGTTCGCGGGCGACCCGATCGGCTCGCTCCTGTTTCGTCGCGGCAAGCTCGCGGACATCAAGGGCCTGAAGATCGACACCACGCCGACGGCTGACCAGCTCATGCTGTTGGCCTCGCGGATGTGCGGGCAGCCGATCAAGGTGATCGAGATGCTCGACGCGGACGACGCCGGGGAGGTGATCGAGATCGCGCTCTCTTTTTTCATTCGCTGCCTGGGGGCTGGGAAAACGCCTTAGCGCTGTTCGCCAAGGAGTTTCATTTCCAGCCGTCGGAGCTTTGGGCGATGGATGTGGACGAGCTGATGTTCTGGTTCGATCGACTGACGTGGTGCAACGAGAAACCTAATGGCTGACAAAACCACGCAGCTGTCGATCGTGATCCGGACGGTCGACCAGGCGACCGCCAAGATCAAAGCGATCAACGATCGGCTCGATAAGGCATCGAAGCCTACGCACGACTTTAAAAAGGCGCTCGGCGAGCTCGGCGAGAAAAGCGGCCTCAACGGCGTGATCGACGGCTTCAAGGGCGTGGGCTCGGCCATCGGCGACCTGCTCGGTAAGGTCGCGATGATCGGCGGCGTGGTCGGGCTCGCAGGCGCCGGGCTGCTTAGTCTAGTCAATAAGTTTGACGACCTCGGCAAGAAGGCGCAGCGCATTGGGATCGGTGCAGATGCGCTCGCCAGCCTCGAGGGGGCCGCGAAGCAATCCGGCGCCCCGGTTGATGCTCTGGACTCAAGCCTAGAATCCTTTTCCATGTCACTCGGTCGCGCACAGGCGGGCACGGGTCGCATGCTGAAGTTCATAAATCGGGTGAACCCGGCGCTGGCCAAACAGCTGGTTCACACCAAGAACGTACAAGAAGCTACGCTCGATCTTGCCGACGCTTTCGCGAAGGAGGAAGACCCGGCGCGACGTGCGGCGCTTGCTGCTGCTACAGGGATGGACCCCGCACTGATTCCGTTCCTCATGAAAAACGGGAAGGGGATCCAGGCGCTCACCGACGAGTATGCGGCGCTTGCGCCGGGCCAGGGCAAGGCCGCTGCCGCTGCCGGCACGGTCAAAGAGGCGATGAACAAGGTGGGATTCGTCCTCGATGGCGTCGAGGCCTCGATCGTGACGGGGCTCGCGCCCGCGATCACTGGACTCGTCGAGCAACTCAAGGAATGGCTCGTCGGACACCAGGGCGATATCAAGCAGTGGGCAGCATCCATCGGAGAGAAGCTGCCCGGCGCGGTTCACGCGGTGGTCGATGCCGTGAAGGGAGCGGTCGCGTGGGTCAGTAGCTTTGTTGATAAGGTCGGCGGGCTCAAGACCGTAGCGGTCGCGGTCGCGGCCATCCTCGCGGGACCGCTCATCGGCGCGCTGGTTACTCTCGGCTCCGCATTCGTGGGTCTCGGCACGATGGTGTTGGCATCTCCGATCGGCTTACAGATCGCCGCGTGGACCGCCGCGGCGGTTGCGTTCGTCGGCGCGCTTGCCGCGGCTCACAAAGCCGGACGATGGCTCGCGGACAAAGTGAAATATCACAAGCTGGTCACAGCGTATGCAAAGGATGCCCGCGCCGGGGACAGCAGCCTGTCGGATGCCGAAGTAAAGCAGCGCGCGGAAAGCGATGCCGCCTACCAGATGGGGCTGGATCGCCAGAGGGAGGAGCTCGACGACAAGACGGCTCAGGATCGGATCGAAGGCACTGCCAAGCCCTCCGGACCTAGCTTTGACGAGCAGCTGATCACCGCTAAGGCTGCGGCGTTAGATTTCTCCGGAACCTCGCTCGCCAAGAACATCGCCTG